GTGTCTGTAGAGGGCCGTAGGAAAAAAGGGCCTGTGGTGCGCTCGCAGGGCCTTCCCTGGTGAGAGCGAGCGCGGAGCGTCATAGACTAGGCGTCGCATTTTTTTGCGTCGCTTGAGTCTATGTATGCCTGGCGATCGGTCACGCATCGCTTACATAGCCGTGGGCACTACTCCTACGGGCTGCGTCATGTGCTAGCTGCTCTGTGGTGGGTCCGTTGCGGCAGCACGGTGACAACGGCTGGCAGCTAGCGCTGTTGGCAATGTATTTAGCTATTCGCCCCATTGCGGGCACCAGCTGTTGCTGGCCAGCCTGTCACGTGGCTGATGCGCAAGTCATTGTTTGGGCTGACTGTCGCCTGTCATGTGTTACTATGACCCTGGTTGCTCCACCACTGCATCTGTAGCATCGCACCACGACAGATGCAAGAGGCGTGCGGCAGGCGCTGATGTTTCTTCCAGCAGCCTGCCGCACAGCCTCACGTTTAGCTCAGAGTTTGGCTAGCGCTTCTGCGACTTTCTTGACGTGGTCTTTGTCGGCTGACCTGATGGCGTGTAGCACGGATGTGTGGTCACGGTCCATAGCCCGTCCGATTGCCGCCAGGGTCATTTGATTCTGGTGGTACAGCACGGCCATGACGACGTGGCGCACGTGTACGACGTTGCGCTGTCTAGCGCCTGACATGACTTCTGACGGTGGCACTCCGAACATTTCGCACGCCAGGTTGACAGCGTCTGACACTTTGTCACGCAGCGGCACTGTGTCGATAAAGCGTTTGCAGTGTGGGCAATACATCAGCGGCCTGCCTGTCGTCGCATAGCTTCCCAATCTGTTGCGTAGCGCAGCCGCTGGCTTGACCTGTCTTGCGTGACGTGCTTAGCCGCAGGCGTCATGTCGAACAGTGGCCCGAACTCTGCGAGCGCTTCAGCTTCTCGCTTTGCTTCGCCATACTCGACCTGCCAGCGCACGTACAGCCACGCCAAGAACAGCACCAGCACGATTGCGGCCAGCAGCACTACGAAGAACACGCCGCCGCTAGACATCGTCGTTGCTCCTGTGCTGTGCGATGCGCCTACGCTCGCCTGCGACTGTGCGCATATCGTCGCCATGCAAATACAGGCCTTGTGCGGCTTTGCGTCGTTCTGCGTTGCTGCGTGGCTTAGGCGGCTCTCGCAGCTCGCCACGGGCACGTGCCATGCGTTCTGCTCGCTTTCGCTGTGCTCTGTCTGCGGCTAGCACTTCTGCAAAGCCTTCCCACGTGGCTTCCCACGCTGGTTTGTAATCAGTCATCGTTGCTCCTCTGTAAATACTCAATCACTAGGTCTAAATGTTCTGGGCGCACGACAGCGCTTGCCACCGTGTCGCACTCCAATAGGTGACCCATCCACACTTGCTGTTCAGGACGCAGCTTGCCTTTTTCGCTCTTTAGCTCCATAAACACGACCCGTGGCGGCTTCACAAGCACTAAATCTGGGAAGCCAGGGTTGTTTCTGCGTGGGTCGTTGTCGTGGTACGTCAACCAGCCGTAGGTTTCTGCTACGTCAACAATCAGTGCTTGCAGGTCAGCTTCTGTCACGTCGCTTGCTCTCGATCGTTAGCCACAGCAGCCCTGCAGCGTTTGTCACGACTGCGAGCAGGCCCAGGGCCAGCACAAGCCACACAATCACTGCAGCGGGTCTGTGTTGTTGAGACAAGCTCGCACGCCTTCTGCAATCAGGTCTTCTAGGTCGTCTAGATGCGCTCGCTGGGTCAGGCACCACCAGTTGCAGTCAATCTCGACTTCGTAAACCTGCAGGTCTTCCATGCTTTTGGCGGGCCACACGGTCACGCTGAATGTTTTCATGCGAGGCCCCAGACGATTGCTTGGCGGCCTGTGCGTGTCGGTACACGTGTGCCTGTGTCGACGACCCTGCCTGCGGCTGCAAGTTCGCTGCGACGTGTACGCACGCCAGACACAGACACTGGCTGTTGTTGGTCGTCAGCGATGCGCATACAAAGCTGTTCGTCAGTCATCGGCCCGTGCGTCTGCAGCGTTTGCAGCACCAGCGTTTGCGTTTGCGTCAACGTTTCCTGCGTGACGCTTGCAGCGGCTGCGTGCGACGTTTCAGGGTCGCTGTTGCGGGCTTTCGTGTGGCGATAGATAGGCGCTGGCGTGTAGTCATCGCACCATGACAAGTGCTGCCCAGCTTCTGCGCCACATTGCAGGCAATACATTAGGCGTCACGTCCCAACGCTGCGTACAGCCGGAAGTGCTCAGGGCCAGACCATAGGTGTAGGCCCAAACCCAGCTTGCTTGCAGCCCTGCCGATTGCGTCGCTTTCTGCGTGCTTTGCCCGTGTGCCGTTGTTCGCCAATATTTCTGGCCGCTCTACGTCGCCACAGCCATCTACCGTGACCTGCTGGCCATCTACGGTCACGGTCAGCCGGCCAGTAATGCCCGTTAGCGTGCCGTCTGGGTCGTGTATGTATTCAACAACTTCCCAGCTGAACGGGCCAACGGTCGCTAGCAGTTTCTCTACTTTGACGGACCATGGCACGTAGGTGCCGCCAAAGCCGCCAGGCGCAGCTTTTTGCAGCGATTCTGGGAACGGTTTTGCAAGTTGTCGTAGCTGTTTCATGGGCACGACGTCCAGCACGCTGCAGGGTCCATCACGTTGCTGTAAACGCCAGCGACGGCTGCCACAGCAGCCGCCACCAACGTCACTACAAACAGCACGTCGCCTAGGCGGGTCACTGGCTACCTGCCTGCTCAACCGTTACTAGGCGCATTTCTTCGCTCTCGAAGTCCAGCACGGTTACGTCAGGGTCATTGTCTAGGCCCTGTTCTAGCGCTGGCATTACATAGTCAAGAGCATTGTCAGGCAGCTGCCCTGTAGTTTCAACGCTTGTGCAGTAGTCGTTAAACGCAACGTACAACGTGACTTTTGCGAATCGCACTTTGGTTTCTCCAGTCTGCGCCCGTGTGTCAGGCACGTGCGTTATCTAAGCACAGATGTGGAAACCGTGTCAACAACTACTGCGTAAGTTCTTCCCACGTAGCAGGACCAACGATGCCGTCGACCACTAGGCCTTCGTCACGCTGGAACTGGCGCACGGCCTTGTCAGTGATGCGGCCAAAGTGACCGTCGATGCCTGCGCCTGGCTTGCCTTGGCGTGTGAGCCGGTAGCCGTCTTTGTCTAGCTGGGTCTGCAGGAACTCGACTACAGCGCCACGGTCGCCCATGCGCACGACAGTGTCAGTGCAGGCCTGCACAAATTGTGCGACTTGCTGCAGCACGTTTGCGGGTTCTTCGTGCTCTGGTTCTTCTGAAGCGTCATACGGCAGCCACTCGAACTTGTTGCCAACGACCTTGCCTGGCGTGTGGTGCCACCATTCTTTATGGGCAATTGGTGCGTGCATACCGTACTGGCGGGCAATCTTCATGACTTCGCCAGTCGTAATCCCTTTGCCGACAATGCGAAAATCTACGGCATAGCCAAAACCGCCAAAAGCAGGCTGTGACATATGGTATGAACCCTGAAAACCATTTGACAGTTTGCGATCTGGGTTCGCCGCTAGGTTAAAGCCTCTTTTACGGGCTTTATAGCCGTCGTACAGGTACTTTTGCTGCGCATACGTGCGCACGCCAGACACAACAGCGACCCTGTTAGCGATGCGAGGATCGTTAAAAAAGGCCTGCAGTCGTGCAATAAAGCGAGGGTGCAAACCGTCAATCTTTACACGGCTAGACGTAACTGGGATTTTGGTCACGGCTGCTGGTCCAGATCGACCATAGAAGGATTGGCACCCCCAATTGGGCCCTTAATAGCGGCAAAGCTCTTTAGGGCGCTAAGCACGGCTGCAGCTGCTGACGCCTTGACGCTGTCTGTAAGGCCCACTTCGAGCATTCCTGCGCCATCAGTGCCGACCAGGGCCACCAGAGTCTGCACAAAAGCCGCAACGCAGCGTTCCAGACTGTCCTTAAAATTGGCTGAAGTAAACATGTGCCTAGATTAGTCGTCAGAGTGTCTGCCGAGTGCGACAGACGCCATATGTGCGGTCAGGCTGGCTATGGCGATCCAGACCGCCCAGCGGAACGTGCTAGAGCCTGGCGCAAGCGTGATAAGCACCAGGCCTACGCCACCAATGGTGAAACCTAGCGCTAGCAGCTCTTTCAGGTAGTACCTCACAGCTAAGGCCTTCTGTTCGTTGACGTGGTAGACGGGCCAGTAAATGACGTTGCAGGGCTTGCGGGTCGTGGCACAGCCAGAGCGCTGCCAGCAGCCACTACAGCTACGACAGTGCGCCTGTCTTCCTGGTTAATACGGCTGTCACTTCGTGTGTACGACGATAGCGCAGGGCTAAACATGTCGTCTGCAGCTGCCTGCTCAAAGACCTGCTTTGCGTCGTCGTCAGCGTCGTTAATTGCTTCTGCTACGGCTTGCAACTGCTCTTGCGGCAGATCGTCAAAGCTCGATTGCTGCACAAGCTCTTGCACGACTTCTACGCTGATCTGCTCCGGTTCGGTCGCAATGACTTCTACGACTGCTGCGGCTAGCTCTTGATCGTCAATGGCTGCTGCCACTGTGCGGGCTTCTGTGAGCCGTGGCGGCTCTGTGGTTGTCGTAGTGGGTGCGAGCGTCGTGGTCGTCGTTGTTGTTGTTGTAGGGGCCACTGTCGTCGTTGTGGTCGTGGTGCTGGTCGTTGTCGTGCTTGTTGTTGTGGTGCTGGTCGTTGGCGGCAGCGTTGTGACTGGCGGCAGCGTGCTGGTCGTGGTTGTAGGTGCCAACGTCGTTGTTGTCGTCGTCGTTGGCGCTGCAGTCGTTGTAGTAGGCGCTGCAGTAGTCGTAGTGCTTGTGGTCGTCGTTGGTGCCAGGGTCGTCGTTGTGGTGGTGGTCGTGCTGGTGGTCGTGCTGGTGGTCGGCGGCAACGTTGTGACTGGCGGCAGCGTGCTAGTCGTGGTCGTCGTCGTAGGGGCCAGTGTCGTGCTGGTCGTCGTGGTCGGCGCTGCAGTCGTGGTCGTGGGTGGCTGCGTTGTTGTGGTAGTGCTGGTTGTCGTCGTCGTAGAAGGGGCCAACGTTGTCGTTGATGAAGTGGTCGTGGTCGTTGACGGTTGCAGCGTTGTTGACGTTGTCGACGTTGTCGGTACTGGCTGCGTGGTGGTGGTTGTTGTGGTGGTTGTTGTCGTGGTCGTGGTCGTCGTTGTTGTAGTCGTCGTCGGTGCCACGCTCGATTCGTCAAAGGTCAACGTCATCGACCCTGTCGGCACAGCAAACTGGCCAGATTCAAGCTGATACGTCGTCACCACAAGCTGATACGACCCAGCTGGCAAATTAGGAATGTGCAGCTTTGCGCTGAAGCAGTCCTGCTCCGAGTAGTTGCCGTCGTCGTCTTGTGCGACCGTTGACCCGTCAGCAGCTAGCAGTTTCAGGTACGGGTCTACGTGCAGGTCAAACGAAAAGCTGGCGCACGGCTGAAACGATGATGCCGTGACGTGCAGCAGCTGCGCTGTGTCAAGCTCTAGAGGGATCGTGACTGTAGGTGCGTCTGCCGACACGTAGACGACGTTGCTTGCAGCGACAGCTTGCACAGGCGCAAAGAATGCAAGCAGATAGACGGCAGCTAGCAGTGTGCGGCTTATGCGACGTGCCAGCAGGGCGGCGCGCATCGCTGATGGTTACGACGGTGCGGCTGGCGGTTCCCAGGTCGGGCCAGGCGTCCAGTTAGCTGGTGCGTCACGCAACTGCTGTCGGTAGGTGGCCCAGGCTGCTGCGTTGCCGGTCGGATCGTCGGCGGCCTGCGTGAAGTCTGAAGCGGTCAGCAGCGCGTTGCGTTCGTTGCGCATGCGTTCCTCAAGCCATTCGGTCGGGATCGTTTCGGGATCGTCGGGGCGTGTCAGGTCAATCATGCTGCGTCGTAGATCATAAGGCCACGGATGCTGTCGCCGCTGGCCCAGGTAAACGGTTGAGTGTTGCTGACGTTTGAACCATTCAAAAGGTTCAAACGAATCTTGTCGCCAGACATAAAACAAAAGCCGATGTCATAGGAGCCAGCGCTAGCGTCTCGTAGTTGCGCCGTGCCTGCCGCGCCAGCTGGCGAGTCACCGGCGACCTCGATTACAGGCTGCGTGAACTCAAACGTGCCAGACGGCGTACCTGTCACGCTGAACTTGAACTTGACCAAAACAAGCTCGTTGACTTCAGCAAAGCGCACGAAGTCGAACGATCCAGCGCCCGACCATGAAACCGTAGAGGGCGTGTAGTCGGTCCAGTCGCCCACTGAGTTGAGGTCACTCGCTGTCAAAATAGCGTTGCTGCTGAACGGGAACGGGTTGCTCATGGTGGCGTCATCCTAGTCTGTTCACGTCAAGCACTCCGAGAATCGCAGAATCAAGCGTGAAGGCCCAATAGTTAGCGAGCGGGCGCAGCGTCAACGTAACGCTGGTGTCTGACGGGCTGGCCTGGATCGTGCGGGCTGTAATAAGTACTTCGTCAGTGCGCTGACTGCCGCCCGTAGGCGTGTACGTCACTGTGGCAGGGTTCCACCAGCCTTGACGGCAATCGAGCAGGAATAGCCATGGGCTAGAGTCGTCGCCCACTTTGTCAGCGACCATTGCACGTGTGACCTGGATTTCTTCAGCGACAAAGTCTGTGTCACTAAATTTTGACGTCCAGGCTTTTGCTGTTTGTTGGGCTTGCGCATCTGTTGCGTCAGCGCTTGTGTAACGCCGATTGCGGGCACCGTACTTCTCTATAGACGACGTGTTTTGTTCTGTTTGCTCCGTAGCGCCAGAGAACGCACCAGTGACCTGTGCAGAGTTTGTGACCTGGTCGATGCCGTAGCCACGCTTGAGCCTTCTAAACGGCAGCTCGCCAACGGCAGGCGATTCTGTAAACGTAAACGTTCTGGCGTAAGCCGTGCCTCTGTGCAGCTGATCTGCGCTGGTGAAATGCCACAGCAACGGAAACCCAGGGTCAGGCAGGAACAAGCGGGTCGGGAACGCAACGCCAGGCCCAGCAGGCAACACAGCAGCGTTCATTTCGTCCATGGCGGCGCTTGTCGCCACGTCAGCAAGTTTGTAGTCGATCTCTAGCGCCGTAGGGCCAGCGTCGTCGTCGTAAGGCTCTGCGCCCGCACCAGCGCCCAACGTCGGCAGCTGCACTTCTCCATACGTGCCAGACCAATACGTTTCAATAAAGTCCGCTAGGCCCGTCGTGGTGCCTGTGACGGTGCGGTCAACGATCGGTGTACGTCCACCGATGCTGAAAGCGTCAGCGACCGTCAAACGCACGATGGAGCTAATACCGTCGTCGACTAGGTCAAAGTCAACGATCATGCCCGCAAACATGTACGCAAGGATGCTGGTCGGGTACGTACCTACTGTGATCTCGATAGCTGCCGAGAACCAGTCAACGTCAGAGTAGGTGCCGCTGTTGTATGGCGTGTAGCGACCATCCTGGTTGTCTAGCTCGATAACAGCCGTGCCTGTGCCCATGCGGCCAGCTTCTGCGTTTTGCTCGATGCTGAAACCTAGAACAGTGGCTGCGATGTCGTTTCGGTTGTTGACATCCTCTACTAGGTAAATCGAGTAATCAGGCCAAGCCACGCCTAGAACCTTGCGCCAGACGTTGTTACGGGGATAGAGCCACGACGTCGCTGGAAGTCCTGCAGTGCCCGCACGACGTCATCACCTGACGTGCCTGTAGGCATATGGACGCTGACGTTAAACGTATCGCCACGACCCATGCCGCCCAGGGCGTGATTCGGCACGATGTTGCCTGCAACGTCAGGCACGAACAGCTCTGGGCCACGTTCGCCCACGATGTAAGGAACGTTGGCACCTACTGGCCCGCCATTAGCCATGCCTCGCAGCAAAGGATCTGTTGCTAGCCCAAACAGATTTGCGCCCGGAATGACCCTACGCAGCGCATTAGGAATCCGGCTACCGACCGAAACAATGCCATCAACGATCGCCTGCACCAGGTCTTTGCCGAGATCAACTGCGCCGTTGTAAAGGTTGACGCCAAGACTAACAAGCAGGTTGCCAAGCTCTCGCAGCACGTCAGGCGTAACGTCAATAAGCCAGTTGACAAGCGCTGCGGCCCACTCGGCCAGGTAGCCAATCAGTTTCGGCAGAGCGTCAGTCAAAATCCAGAAACCAACGTCCACAAGCAGCTTGCCAAGCTCTCGCAGCAACGGTGGGATAAGAGGGCCTACCCACTCAAGAAACGCCCGTGCCCATCTGCCTAGGTTCTCAACGATCATGGGTAGGCCATCGTCAATGAACCAGTTTGCAAACTGTGCAATCAGGTCGCCTAGACGTCGCAGGAATGGCGGGATAAGTGGCCCGATCCAGTCAATGAACGCTTGCGCCCACTCGCCCAACTTGCGCACTAGCACAGGCAAGCCGTCGTTAATTAGCCAACGGCCAATACGTAGGGCTAGGTCGCCAAGCGCTGCCAGCAGTGGCGGGCCAACTTCCTGCAGCCAAGCAACAAAGCCACGTGCCCACACGCCTAGCTGCGCACGAATAGCGGGCCAAGCCTCTTGCACACGTCGTGACACGTCAGAAATAACGCCGCCCAGCCCTTTTTTGTCGAACACGTCGATTAGCTCAACAACGATGTCTGCAACTTGTGCGAACACGGGCAGCAGTTTGCGGGCCAGTCGTTCTTGCAGCTCGCCAAACGCTGCACGCAGCTTGTTTTGTGCCGCTGTCAGTTTGTTACCGCCAGCCGCAAACGCTTCCTGCGCATCAGTCGACTTCTCAAGAATCAGCTGCTGCGTCGCAAGCGCTTTGTCCATTTCGTTGATCTCTTCACGGCCTGCGGCCTGTGCGATCGTCAACGCTCGCTGGTCAACTTCTGCCTGGTTAATGCTAATGCCCAGCGACTTGAGCGAGTCACGCTCGCCCAGCAGCGCTTTAGACAGAATTTCGGCAGTCTCTGTTACAGACCGCTGCCCGCCAGACCACTCAGACAGTGCACCAGCAAGACCGATAATTTCGGTGCTCATGCTGGCGGCTTCGTCAGCCGTAAAGCCCATTGGCTTAAGCAGATCGCCTGCGTTAGCGGCTAGGCCTGCTGCCTGCGTCGATGTCAGACCCATGCGGGCTGCGACTTCGTCAGCCCAGCCTGTGACCTGCTCTAGAGACTGGCCAGAGAATACGGTGCCGATCTTTTGGTCTAGCGACGTAAGTTCTTCGCCCAGGTCGAACAGCTGTTTACCTGCGACGATTGCCAGACCGCCAGCGGCTGCGCCCATGACGCCAAAACCCTTGACGACGCTGGCGGAAACGCTGCCGACTTTGGCGCTGAACTTGCCTAGCTTGTCGCTAGCTTCGCCAACTGCACGCTTGAACTTTTTAGCGTCGCCCAGAATAGCGACGTTGATAACGCTAGAGCCTGCAGCCATAGAGCGAGTCTAAAACACTTTCCTTATGATGCTGTCGATCTGGTCGTTGTAGGCGTCAATCACTTGATTTCGCCTATCGTCGAGCGCTTCATACAGGAAGGGCTGGGGTTTAATGCCTCTGCGTGACCAGCCAAAGTGTATGGGTGCCGCATAGGGCACGCTGCTTGGCCCGCTCTTACGGTTGTTGCCTGCACGTACACGTGCTGCGGTTTGCGTACCAGATCCTCGAATAGAGTTTTTTAGGCGTCCGCTGCGCACAGGCACTTTGGTTTTGGCGGTTCCAGCTACGTCGTCTGCAAGGTACTTGTGCAGGTCTTTTAGCTGCGTCATGTCGCCGCCAGCCTTGCGAAAGTCGCGCCGTAGCTCACGCAGCCCGCGCACTTCCACCATGCTGCCTGCACGCATAGAAGCGTGAGTGTTGCGGCCACCACGGTCAGATACTTGACGGCCCTGGTATGTGCCTAGGTCGTAGCTGAACGTTTGTGGTGGCATGGTTAGCGCCTTTTTGCAGCTTCCTCTTGTGCTTGCTGTCGCTCTTTAAGGATTGCCTCTAGAGCACGTATGACGGCTGGGGAAGCGTTCTGAAGCTCGCTGATGGGCTGTCCTGTGGCGACAGCCAGTGCAGCTATGCCGTAGGCGGTTCCCCTGCGGCTAAAGGGGTGTCGTTGTCGCTGTCGAACTCGATGTCTACTAGCGAGTCTCGGAACTTTTCCCACGTTGGCACGACCAGTCCAGCGTGCCGCCTAGATTCCCAGGCAAGCCACGCTACGTGCTCAATTTTGGTCTGCTGCAACGCTTCGATAGCGCTTGGCAGCTGAAAGTAGCGTTCTAGCTGCAGCAGCGTTCCCATGGTGGGTTTGCTTGTTACTGGCTCTGTCTCATCGGCCAGTCGTGTTGAGATAGAGATATCCAGCATTTTTACGAAGTGGCCACCGTGACAGGGCCTGACATAGGCCAGGTAACGCTGATGGTCGCAAGGTCAGACACCGAACCATCGAGAACAGGCACGGTCGTGACAAGCGCACTGACAGAGTGCTTAGGGTTCGTAGCGGACACAGCCGAGCTAGTCGGCGTAATCTCCACAGTGGTGACGGTGCCGAGCAGAGCGTAGAGAGTCGCATACGTTTCGCCAGCGTCGAAGTCCTGGTGCAGCTCCAAAGTGATGCTGCCGTCCTTCAGCCCGCCGATGCGGGTTTCGTTGGAATCGCCCATCGCTGTGGTGGTCAGTTCCGCTGCAGTCTCTTCCCAGCTGACGCTGGCGACATGATCGGTAAGGTCCACTGAATTTACTACGATCTGGACATCGTTAGACAAGAATACTGCCATGGCCTTTAGCCTTCGCTTTCTTCGTTATTGGCCTTGCGGCTGGTTTTCGTTGTCGCAGCAGCCAGATGGCCACCAGCGATTAGTGCAGGCACGTTTGCGCCTTCTAGATCATCTTCAGTCACAGTGTCGCCATGCTTAAAGCCAGCAAGCTTGTGTGACGTGACTTTGTAATTACTCATCTGGCGTACACCTCACAAATGAACCTGGCCCCATAGTAGACGCTGTCGCTGAACTCAACGGTACCATAATCAACTGCCTGGCGTACCTGACACGTGGTAGCAGAGCCGCCTAGCGTTGGGTCAGCCTCAATCGCAGCCTGGACACTGTCAGTGCCGCTAATAAGAGCATCTAGCAAATCCTGTGCGAACTCTTCCGCCATAGATTGCACGCAGCACACGATCTCGAACTGAAAGACCGTCAAGCTGCCGCCACTGCCCACCATGGAATCGTGATAGACCGCCAACGGTCGACCAGGCACAACGACAGCTGCAGGCGCAACGACACGACCAGGCACTGTGGCGTGCACGACTAGGAACGTGTCGATCGTTTCCAGGCGTGTCTTTAGCCCTTCTCGAATCGCTGCGTAATCAGCCATCAGGCAGTAGCCAGCACACGGTACGACGCCAGCAGCGCCATGACGTCTGGATCGACCCTAGACACACGTGCGAGGCCATAGTCAGCAAACTGGGTCATTACGCCTAGCGGGCTGCTGCGGCGCTGGTACAGGCGTGCTGCGAGCATCAGGGCGGCTTGCTGCACGGCATACGGCACGCCATTAGCGTTCTGGTCGCCAAACGCAGCTGTGACCTGCACAGCGGGCCTGCCGCTGTCGTAGCGTGGCCAGTCGCCACTGACGTTGAGCAGCGACGTGTAGGGAGCGTCAGCAGCGTTGAACGGGTGCGGCACAAAGTCCGTAGTAATGGTCAGGGTCGTGTCATAGACGCCCGTATTGTCACTGTCTGTCTTGACGATCAGACCTGTAAGCGTGTTGAACGGGTCAACAAGCAGCACTTTGGGATCGTCAGCCCTGAAAACACGGGTTTCGCTTGTGCTCTCGAAGTCAGTGTTGCAGTAGCCGTTGATTTGATCGCTGGCAGCGTTGATAGCCGCTGTAATACTTGCGTCTTCTGTCGATACTGACGACGGAATAGACAAGTAGTCCTTGACTAGCGCCACTGTCGTGTACGCCATGGCTACGCCTTCTTTTTCTTGGCGGCTTTCTTGACTGGCTTGGCTTCCTTGGCCTTTGCGGGCTTCTGGATGCGGCTAGGCGCTTGCTTCTGCCACAGTTCGTCAGACATTGCGTGACCCTTTTGGGTAGGGGTGCTGGGCGGGCCAGGACTGGTACTGACCCGCCCAGCGATCGGCTACCTATCAGAAGGTAGGAGTGACAAGGCCAGTGCCGCCGATGCGGGCGATGCTGGCGGGGTAACGGCCTGCCGTGAAGGCAGCGTACTGATAGCTCACGAGGGTAAGAGTCAGGTTCAACCCTGCCGTCTGCTCCATGCGGGCCATGGCGGGTGCGCCTGCGTCCTCGAACAGCAGCAGGTCACTACGCCGGACGATGTAGATTTCGTCCTGGTTCGTGCCTGCACCCTGCGCCGTGGTCACAGATGCGTCAGTTACGACTGGCAGGCCCGCAATAGAGGCACCCGTGTTGCCGTAGCCTGCGACTGGACCAACGCCCATGGCGTTTTGCGGCACGTTCTGGGTAGGAACGACCAGCGGACGGTTGCTGCCGTCAACGCCTGCCTGCAGGAACGCAAGGCGACGGGGGTGCATGATGATGAGGTCAGCGCCCGCATAGCGGTTGCTGTTGACCTGCTGAATGCCGTCAACAATCTTGCTGTAAAGCGACGGCGCATCAGGCGACGCATCGGTGTAGGTCACGCTGTTGATGCCGGACACGTTGCGAATGCCGAGCATCTGACCAGACGAACCAGAACCGTTCAGGATCTGATCGTCAAGGACAGTCGCAACAGCGCCCATCATGTCAGCAGCGATGAGAGCATCAACGCCCGTGCCACGCTCGATGGCCTGACGTGACACCTGCTGGCCGCTGGCGATGGTGCGAACCGGGACCGACAAAAGATCGTCGTC